ATCTCTTATTTACAGCCATATTTAATCTATATTAGGGAAATCATATTGCATTACTTTCTTTTTAGTAGTTAATGCACCTATTTCCGATTCAACTGTTTCTGATTGGTCTCTTAATGCTTGTCTTGCTGTAACTATATCAGCTGGTATTTCAGTTCCATTATCTGCATTTCTAATTATATACCAGTCAGTAGCTGCAAGTTTACTTCCTATTTGACCTTTAAAGTTGTTTATTCTTGCTTCTTTTAATTCTGCTAAAGTTTCACTCCAAGTAATATCTACTGCATCTTTTCTAAATACTGAAGCTGCTGAATCAAAATATATCTCTCCAAGTGTGTGTATTCTTGAATCATAATTCTCATCTATGATTACATCAAATAATCCAGCATTGCGTAGTTCATCCGCAGTCATTCCTCTTGCGTTTAAGTGATAACCTGTTGATGACCTAAATTTTGCAGGTACATCTGGGTAAGTTGTGATAATTCCGTTGTTATTTACTGCTTTCATATTACGCTTCTTTTGATATTGTTGCCCACTGTTCAGTAGCTCCGTTAGTTGATACAATTTGAATTAGGTTTGTTACAGTTCCATCGTATGTCCCTGAAATTTCTTTTACACTTGCAGGTAGTGTTAATGTGTAGTTACCATCAATTACTAAATCTATAACCATCCCTGTTGAAACATTAGAGAATGTTAATGTAGTATTTGCACTTAATGTTTTAGTAAATACAGCAGCTGCTGACCAATCAACATCACTTGCTGATATAGTAGCTGAAGTAGTAAACTCTGCTCCCATTTTAGCATAGCTTATTGCATCATCAGCTATTTTAGCAGTAGTTATATTTGCATCTGTTATTTTAACTGTAGTTACTGCATCGTCTGCTATTTTAGCAGTAGTTATATTTGCATCAGCAATGTGTACTGTGTCTATTGCTCCATCAGCTATCTTTGCTGAATCTACTGCATCATCTGCAAGTTTAGCTGTAGTCACTGCTCCATCAGCAACACCCCCAGCACCATTGTATAACTCTGTAAAGTTATCATTGGTTTTACTCATAGCGGTTCTTAACGGGTCACCTGTTCCATCGTTTGCCGAAGTACCTATATTTATTGTTTGTTTTGCCATTTTATTTTATTTTAATATACTGTTGCGTCTGCTGTTAAAGTTGTGCTATCTGCACTAAATAATGTCGTATCTACTGTCAAATATGAGCCGTCTGCATCAAAAGGATATATTGCACCCCATCCATTCGCTTCATTAACGTTCCCAAACCAGCTTACACTATATATTGACCCAAATCCCATTTTCTTATACTGGATAAATTATTCCCCAATTATTAGATTCGCTATCATTTCCCCACCAGCTCTCATCATATATTGATCCGAATGACATTTTTTATCTTTTCTATATAACTCTTTAATTTTATTTCGTTTTCTTTCTTAGGTTTATATGTTTTTTTGTTCTTTATAGTACCCATCCTGTCATATTTTGGTCTCTTTCTGGATACATACCTCCATTTTGATTAGCTGTATATTCTGGATATAGTTCACTATTCTGATCCATATAATCAATAAACCTTTGTGTATAGAAATCTGCAGTAGTTTTAGCTTGATGTACTAAATTATTAATCTCTTCAAGTGATGCTGAATCACTATTCTCTGATCTGTGTTTAAATACACCACCATTTGATATTTGAAATGCTGCATATTTCATATATTCTGATTGACTAAACCAAATAAGCATTGGTTTTAAATATGTATTTACAAGAGTAGAATAATTACCACTTAAAGTACTATTCTTTATATCTGTTTGTAATTTATCATATAAAACCGTTCCCAATTGTGTTTGTATATAAGTATCTTGTGCTACTTCAACAAACTGTATTAGTTTATCAGTATCTACATTCCCATCTATAATAGACTTTCTTTTTAACTCTTCTAATGTTATAAATAATGCTTTCATTTGTTATAATTTGGATGATGTCCTCTGTTTGGCATATCTTTAGGTGCAATTTCGACTTCAGGAGCGTTTTTAGGCTCTTTTAAGCCATCTTTTATTGCTTCTTGTTCACTAACCAGGTTATTATCGCTAACTCTTCTCTTGTACACCTTTAATTCCCAATAGTGATGACAATTTACACCGCCTTTATACTTAAATAATGAATAGTTCTGTCCTTTATGACCTAATTCTTTATTTATACCTCTAAAAGACATCATATTTATATCTTCTTTTCTAAATACAAGATTTTGACCTGTTAACAGCTCCATTCTTTGACAAAAACGTCTGCTATTAGCTGAATTTCTTACAGGACCATAAGAATATCTAACCTTATATGTTGAATTGTCTTGTGATGATACACTATTAGGTTTAGCATCATCTTTTGACACTTCTGCAAGTTTAGTAAAGTCAAACTCTGCTTCTGTATCTTCTACTTTTTCTGTATGTATAAGTTCCCAGTCATTTTCATCTACTTTTTCACCTAAACTTTCAAGTTGAGATAGTAAATCATCACCCTGTTCGTCATCAAAGTCATTTTTCTCTTGTGATGATAGCTTTTCACCTGTTTCTTCCTCTCTTTTAATCTTTGTCTCAATGTTATCAAGCTCTGTAAATTCAATTGGTTGTAGAGTAACAAAGTAAAGATTTAATCCTATTCCATTAAATGCTAATAACTCGTTAAATGAGTTGATTAGTAGGGTCTGGAATGGTCTAATAACAATATTATCCATTAAAACAGATGCAGTTCTTAACTCTTCTGCATTATTTCCAAATCCAGTGTTATCTTTTATACCAAGAAGTATAGGAGAAACAACACCGTGACCAATCATTATCTTTTCTCTTGACTCTTTAGCTAAAAAGTCATATTGTGCGTGTGCATCAGGTAAATGAATAGGCTCTACTGTAGATTGATTCTCTGCATTATCGTTAAATGCTAAAATAAATCTACCTGCGTTTGATGATCCACTAAACTTTTCATATATCTTGCGTTCAATCATCTCTTGTGCTTCATCACCTGGAATACCATTGTTAAAGTTTAATAAAAGTGATGGCTGTAAACCATTTTGTATGTTATTAATGTGATAGTTTGATACTTCTTCCTCTAAAGAACAATATTGTAAACATCCTTGATAATCAACTGGAGAATAGTAATAAAAACCAGCTCTATATGGTTTAATACAATATATCTCTACAGTTTCACTTTTTCTACCAAACTTATAAGCTGGTATTCTTTTAGGTTTATCAGATGGTTTTAATTCAGCCCATTTAGGATGATAATAATATGCTTGTACTTTTCCATCTTTAGCTTTTTCTGCTCTAAGAGTTTCAGTAGGAAAATGTTTAAGCTGCATAATCTTTGTCTTTCTTTTGTTATATACAACTTGTATTGCAGCTTGTCCAAGTAACTTTAAGTCTCCTACTATTCTTCTTACATCAACATCTTTTAATATCTGTTGCATTTGTCCAAACTGAACAGAATTAGTTTCTGAATCTGTTGCGTTTAATCCTCTACCATAAATCAAATCAGTAATACCATTTATACATCTTGAATTAGTTGGACTACCTGTATATCTTTCTATGATGTCACCAAAATAGTTATTGTCATCACCATATTCAACCCAATCATATCTGGTTGATTCTTTTATAGAGGGTACTTCATACCCTGCTAAGTTTATTACTTTTACTTTGTTCATATTACAATATATTTTTGGTCATCCGTATCAGTTCCTGTGTACTGATTATATTTATTACTATTTAAAGTGTGATCTGTTGTATTATCAGTTTGAGATGTACAATATGCTTTACCTCTATATAATAATGTACTTCCCTGTTTAAGTTCAAACGAATAACTGTTTTCAGCAGTTAAAATACTAAAAGCAATAGACATCTCCAAGTAATTACCATTAGATGATAATGAAGATGTAATGCTGTTTATTGTTTGAGTTTTTCTTGTACCGTCTTCTACGATAACCATAGATAAGTCACTTGCAACTGTATATGCTCGTGGAATTATACTAATTGTTTGAGATGAAGTTGTTGGTGATAATCTTATCATATCTATATAACTCAATATGCTTAATTATGTTCAAAAAAAAACAGGCAAATTGCCTGCTTTTCTTTTAAGAACACTGTATATTTTACCAATCAGAACCTGAAGTGACAGTAACAGTTGCACTTGCCATACCTGCGTATGGGTCAGCTGCTGTAGGTGAAGCTACAAAGTTAGCTGGTTTAGTTTCCATTGCAGTAAGAGTTAAAGTATATCCACTTAAATCTCCCATTGCAGCACCAGTTACAACTGTACCTCCAGATACATCTGCACCGTGTTCAAGTCCTACAACCATAACGTTTCCGTTGTAATCTTCAACAGCAACGTGAGGTCTTCCATAAGCTAAAAGTTTTAATTCTTTATTATCTTCTTTAGATAATTTCTTAAGAGTTAAATTTAGTGTTTGCTCATAAAAAGTAGTTCCGTTTTCTCTTGAAGAGTTAACAGTTTGCTCTAATGATGAGTTTCCTTTTACTTCATACTTAAATGCTGTAAAAGTTCCATCCATATCAGTAATCTCATCATCTGTTAATGTTACAGTACCAAAGTCTCCAAAATCAGTAAAATAAATATTTTTTATTCCACCAACCGAATTTTTACAAGGTTCTTGACGTCCTCTTGTTAATGTATCACAAGCCATAATTTTTATATTTTATAAAAAAAGGCAGGTAGTATAATGCCCACCTACCTTTTTTTGAGTTGAACAATTATTTATTATGCAGTAGCGTATAATACTACGTCACCACCAATTCCGTGCTGAATACCAGCAGTAAATCTCATTACGACTCTTACGTTTTGAGAACCATCAAGGTCAGCCATATCAATTACTTTTACTTCGTTTTGGTCAGAAAGTAATCCTGTACCGAAGAATA